CTTATGGTACAAAGATTAAAATCTTGGGAACAACTAATTATATTTTGTAAAGGAGATATTCAAAAACTATCTGCCTTTGCAGAACCACCAGAATTAAATCACCCTTTTTATTATAGGGATTTAATAGACGACCAAAAACAACAAATCAAAAACTTATGGGGTTTAAAAATATGAAAACAAATATATATCAAAAACTACACAAGGCAGCTTGTGAAGCTGGAGGTGTGGCAAAAGGAAAGAAAGTACAAGGTATGCACTTCAATCCTTTACTACATGACGAGGTGCAGAAAGTGGCAATGGAAGCATTACTTAACAATGGATTATATCCTATCTGTACATACGACAATCAACTAACAGATAATTTTATATTGGTTACTTGCAACATGAAGATACATGATGTTGAAGATCCAAAACAATTTATAGAAGTATCAGGTTGTAGTGCAATGGGAAACTTAGATAAGTTTGGTACAGGTAATGGTATGAGCTATGCTAAGAAGTATGCTTACCTAAATGCTTTACATTTAAAGACAGGTTTAGATAATGAAGATGGCTACAAGGCAAAACCTTTTAATAAAATTCCACAACGAAGTGGTACAGATCATGCCAATGTTGATATAGACATTGATATGAGTCAAGTAAGAGATGCTATAAAATCTATTAATGATATTTATGCTCTTAGGAAATTTAGAAAACAAAATCCTAACTTATTTGATCCTAATAATAATGTTCGTGTGTATAGACAGGTTACTGACCTATATGAAACACATGAAACACAACTCAACAGACAAGGAGTAACACAATGAGTGATAAGATATATATAAAACTTACACACAACCAAGACAAGCAACAAGGAGACAATAGACCTATATTTGTTGCACCAGTTAATCCAAAAAGTCCAGAAGGCAAAACTTGGAGACTTAATGTAAAAATTGGAGAAACATGGTACAACCAAGCAGGATTTGAGGATCTTGACGAACAAGGTAATCCCACAGGGATTATTAATGTAGTCTTGACACCTTCAAATACTGGTTCAGCACCTGCCAAGGCGAGAGTACAGCAGTCGTCTTTTGCGCCAAACAAGTTTGCAAAAGGTCAAGGATCAGGATATAACAAACCTAACTACAAATATTAATTGTAGTTAAATGGTGTGGCGGAAGTTTTTTTCAGAGCAGCGAATCATGTTGCCTTCCCTTTCTATGGCAATGCTCCCTCTTTATTTGTTTTCTTCTGCCATACCTTTAAAACAATATGAAAATTACAGACATAGACAAAGAGATTAAAAAGAAGATTGTAGCAGATCGTCAAAAAGAATATGGCGATTACCAATACAATTTTACTATACTTGCAGAGCTATTTACCCTAATATTAGCACCCAATTTAAAAAAAAAATTAAAGCCATACCAAGTAGGTCAACTAATGATGACACTTAAATTATTCAGGAGTACCAAGGGTTATAAGGCAGATAACTATCACGATCTATCTATCTATAATGATATGACCTTTGATCTACACAAAAAAGATATAGACAAAAGAGATAAAAATGGTTAAGTATTTAAGAATTAAATCTGGCGAAACAAGTTTTCAATTAGTTGAAAGATTTGATGAAGTAGAGAAAGCTGCCGACCCCAACGCACAAGGGGAAGTTGTAGAATGTAAAGTCTCAGCAATAAAAATAGACTTTACCAAAGTAACAAAGGAGAAAGATGGAAGAGTTAAGGACTCGCCTTCAAAAGTACAGGGATCTTCAACAGAAGAAACACGAGAAATTCCTGGAAGCCAAGAGAAAAGTAAGTAAGTATCAAAAAGATTCTTATAGACTTATTTGGAAAATAGAGAAGGCAAAAGAACTTTTAATGACAAATAGATAGTCATTAATTTATTTTTGAAAAAAACAAACAAATCGGTAGGGGATCTATGACTTTAATTAAACAAGAGTTTCAAAAACATATAAAAAAAATAAACAACAATGACTTCATTTACAAACATAAGGTAGCTTTTTATTTATTATCAGAAATGCAGTTAAAATTATATGAAGAAGGATTTAGAAAAGGTTTTGAATTAGCACAAAAAAAAATGTCTGACCATGTAAATCAAATAAAACAAACACATATTGTACCACTTAGAGAAGAAAGAAAAATTATAGGTTATCAGTTAAGAAAACCTAGACAAGCAGAAATAGATTCAGTGATTAATAAAGTTTGTATTAAGTATGAGGTAAATAAAAAAAAATTATTTACCAAGATTAGAACTAGAGATATTGTCAGAGCTAGAAATATTATTCATAATATATTTAATGAAAAGTATAAAATGAGTTTAACAGATATAGGTAAAATATTTGGACAAGATCATACTACAGTTTTAAATTCAATACAGATGAAACAGAAAAAAGAATACTATTGGTATGACAATCAAACAATATGGCAAGAGTTTGACGAGCTAACTAAGTCCTTGCGTAGTTAGGTTTCTTACCTGATCTTCCTCTACTCTCAGCAGTTTTCTTTCTTGATACCGCAGCACGTCTTTGACTTGGTGACATAGCTCTAGCTTTTGCGGCAGGTACACACTTAGGATAGTTTCTTCTCTTCTCTCCCTTGCTTCTGCCACATTTAGGAAAGCCGCCACCTTTTTTTGGATTAGCAATGTCAACCCAGTTAGCTCTTACCCAAGATCGTAAACCTTTTGACATTACTTTCTTTTTTTTCTTTTTGCACTTTTAGGTTTTATTCTGCCACTACATACACCAGCAGCGTACATATTAGCATACGCTGATGGGTACACTTTAAATTTTCGTTTCGCTGCGGCTTTACCTTTTGCACAAAGTTTAGCCATTATTTTTTCTTCTTAGCTTTTGATTTCATTATCTTTTTTTGTAATGATTTTGGTAAAGTTTTTTGTTTTTTAGTTAATTTACTTTTACCTTTTGATTTGCCGTACATTATTTTTCTCCTTTATATATTTATCAAAACAACTTCCATCACGACCATCGTGGCAAAAGTGCTTCTTCTCTGCATTTATAATCCATCCACCCATAGTATTCAATAGTTCTTTTTTACACCAATCGCAATATCCACAAACAAATTCTCTATGTCTATTTTTATTCCAAGTCTTTTTTCTTACCACACTTACACTTTTTATTTCTCTTACTAAAATTAGTAAAGTCCATAGTTAAAACATCATTTAACTTTTTGTTTAAGCTATCAATGTAATCAAAAAATATTTTAAATAATTTATCTAACACTTCCATCTTCTCCTCGCTTGTCTTAGTCTTGAGTTAGGATCTTTGGCAGCTTTAGGAAATCTTTTCATCTGACCTGCTGATCTTGCACAATAAGATTTACGTCTAGCTTTTTCTCTTGCTGTTAATCCACTCTTTTTTGTTACAGCAGTTTTAAGTTTTGATCCAGGATTTTCTCTTCGGTATCTTGCAACACCAGCTTTAGTCATACCTGCACCAGACTTAGTTGATCTGTAATACTTTTTACTTCTTGGTGGTTGTTTATCTCTTCTTCTCATTAATCACTCTTTGATATACTAATTATTTTACCATCTTTTACAACAGCATTTACTTTAAGGCATTGAAACTGTGCATTGTTTGTAGACCTCATGCTTATTCTTTTTCTTTTCAAGCATTCAGATATTGAAGGCATTAATAAATGCTCTTTTAATTCTGGTGGATCATTTAGATACATCATTAGAGCTATAACCATTTCCATTTTCTCTTACCTTATCCTTTAATTTTTCTACATCATCACGCAATCTTTCAATATCTTTTATCATTCTTTGAATGTTTACGCCATTGTGCATCATTTCATCTACACGCACTATAGTCTTTTCTAGGTCAGATGCTAGTGATTCTTGTATCAAAAATTGCTCTTGATCCACAGGTTTTTGATCGGATGCTTTGAGTAAATCAGATTGCATAAGCTCACGACTTGTCTCAAGAGATGTAAGTCTAGCAGTAAGCTCTGTGTATGCAAATATACCTGCTGATACAGCTACTATAATACCAATCATATTTTTTATTGGCATTGCTACTGATGTGTTTTCACTTACCTTCATCTTCCTTGTCCTCTATACTTTTTCCTATCAAATTTTTTGTTAGGTTTTTTTGCATGTCGTCTAGGTCTTTTTTTTGGTTTTTCTCTTGGAACGAAGTCTTTGAATTTTTTTCTTGCCATATCCTTGTTGTGATAAGTGTGTTACCTTTTTACTATATTGTTGTGCAAAGTTTTTTCTTATCATTTTCTTTTTATAAATTTAGTAATCGAAGATGATCCAAAAGAACCACCTACTATTGTAAGTATTATTATCCAAAAATAATCTGATGCAAATTCTAGTATCTGCCAACCTCTTTCCATAGCGTCCTGTAACGCAGGTGTGAAGTGTGCCAAAAAAATTAATGAGAATACTATAACCAACCACTCATCTTTTAATGATGAGTCTGAAGATTTAAGAGATTGTATATCTACATTCTTAGCGTTTTCTATTTCTCTTTCCCTTACAATTTGATCTTTTTTTAATTTATGTGTTACAGCTCCAATAGTTTTTTCTGCAACTAATTTTGTCAAAGGATTTTTTAATAAAGCTAACCACATATCATCTCCAATTTTTAAGTTCGTCTAACATTTCTTTAGCATCTTTTATTTCTTTTAACAGTTTTTCTACCTCTTGTACAATGTTAGGATGCTCACCAACACCAACAGGATTCTCCATAAATACTTTTATATTAGCTTCTGCTAGTGCCATTTGTGCTTCGTATTTTTTTTCTAAAGCATCTACAATAACTTCTTTATAGCTTGGCATTATCCCTCTACCTTACCATCTTTCCACTTCATATCAGGTAATCCATTCTCGAAT